GATTTAGCCCAAGCCCGTTCAAAATGTCTAATACTTTAATGGCATCAATTCGTGGCCTGATTGCCCCGTACATGAGTCCAAATTCAATGGTGGGGTAGATGGCAACCGCACTTACAACCCTGCGCTCCACACTTGCAACAGCTCTTACCAATGCGGGTGTCTGGAATATCTTTGCCTACCCGCCAAGTGTAATCACCGCAAATTCTGTAATTATTGTGCCTGCTGATCCATACATAACGCCAAGCAACAATGTGCAAGTCATTCCACCGCTGGCAAATTTTCGCGTGTTAATGACTGTGCCAATGTTAGATAACCAAGGCAATCTAAACGGCATCGAGGACACCATTGTTGCAGTTTTTAATCTGCTCAACTCATCTGCAATTGTGATGAATGTTGGCACAGTAAGCGCACCATCAGTTTTATCAGCAGCATCAGGGGATTTGCTCACTGCTGATATATCCGTATCAATACTAACTAGCTGGTCATAAGGAGATAACCATGAGCGATACCAAGGCAGAGGATTTGGCTTTTCTGATAAAGACCGGCCAAGTTAAAGACACGGCAACCAAAGCAACACCTACAAAGAATGATGAGGAATAAACGATGGCAATTTATCTAAATAACAATGTTGGCGTTAAACTTGCCACCGCAGCTGCGCCAACTGTACCTAGCATTGACATTTCAAGTTATGTAACCGCAGTGACTTTAACTCAGGTTGTTGATGAGCTTGAAGTAACAGCGATGGGCGATACTGCTCACAAATTTGCTGCTGGATTGCAAGCTGCAACCCTAAGCATTGATTTCTTAAATGACTGGGCTGCAAGCCAAGTAATGACCACACTCAATGCCGCTTTTGGTACAACATTGGCAGTGTCAATGATTACCGTAAAAGGCACATCGGTATCGGCAACAAATCCGTCATACCAATTTTCCATTTTGGTTAATAACCTAACCCCAGTGGGATCAGGCGGCGTAGCTGATGAAGCCTCATCCAGCCTCTCATTTACTGTGAACACCGCAGTTACAGTTTCACCAACCGTAGCGTTTTAAGGAGTAAAGCATGGCAAGGTTAAAGATAACTAGGGCCTCAGGGGAAGTGGTTTTGCACATTTCGCCTGTTGTCGAAGTAGCCTTTGAAAAGTACACCGGGAAAGGCATCCACAAACAATTTCGCGATGAGGAGAAGCAAAGCGATATTTATTGGTTGGCCCATAACTGTTTGCAGCGCGTTGAAGTAATCCCGCCATTTGGCGATGAGTTTCTTAATACGCTGGTATCGGTTGAAGTATTGGATGACGAAAACCCAAAAGAATAGACCGCAACAGCATGACTTATCTAGTGGCTAGTCTTGCGGTGGAGATGAAAATTGCTCCATCGCAAGTACTAGAGATGGATGGCCACATGCTTAAAGCGGTGTTGCAGGTGTTTAGCGACAGAGCAAAGGAGGCGGCAAAAAATGCCCGTAGTCGTAGAAGGCTATAAGGAGCTAATTCAAAAGCTAAATGCATTTGAGCCTGACCTCAACAAACAAATGAAAATTGAAATTAAAGCTGCAATGTTGCCAATAAGGGATAAGGCGCGGGGATACGCGCCGAGTCCGTTTCCATCTACTTTATACGGATGGGCTGATAAAGGTGTGGTGCGAGCGCAACCGCAATTTAATACTGAAGGCAAAGTGCGTAAATTCCCGCTATACAATCCTGCTGAAGTAATTGCCGGGATTAAGTACAAAGCGGGTGCAAATAAGAAAACCCGTTACGGATTCAGTGCGCTTTATTCTGTCATCAATACATCAGCGGCAGGTGCAATCTATGAAACAGCAGGCCGCGCATCAGGTTCAAATGGTCGAGAATGGGCAGGGCCAAAAGGCGGTGGCAGAGATGTATCACGCTCACGCAACCCACAAGCAGGTGCAATCTTTATCAATCATTTTGGCCCTATGTATGGCACAGGCTTAATGCGCGGCAGGTTGATTTTTCGGGCATGGAATGAGAGCCAAGGCAAAGCCCAAGATGCAGTGGTACACGCTATTGAAAAAGCCACGCGGCGGTTTAATGAGCGCGCTACCCAATCGGCATTTGGTTTGGCCGCCTAATGACTTTAATTGTATCCGCAGTCACCAAGTATGACGGCAAGGGAATAGCCAAAGCAAGAAAAGATTTAAAGGGCTTTGACAAATCCGTAAAAACATTGGCTAAATCTTTGCTTGGGCTTTATAGCGCAACCAAATTAACGCAATTTGCCAACGCATCCGTCAAAGCATTTTTAGCGGATGATAAAGCCGCCAAATCTTTATCGCGCACATTAGACAATCTCGGTTTAGGTTTTAAGTCTGTTGGTGTGGAAAATTACATCAACGCCTTGCAAAAACAATCAGGCGTGTTAGATGATTTTTTACGGCCTGCCTATCAAGGTTTGGTGACGGTTCTTGGCTCAACTACTTTGGCGCAAAATGCCTTAAATGTTGCCTTGGATGTAGCTGCTGGCACTGGTCAGGATGTCGTAAGTGTAAGCAAGACTTTAGCCAAAGCCTATGCAGGCAACACCACTGCACTTGGCAAAATGGTGCCCGGATTAAACAAAACTGTTTTAGCATCCAAAGACCTTGAACAAATAAATGCAGAATTAGCTCGTTTGTTTGGTGGACAAGCGGCAACTGCCGCAGCAGGTTACGCAGGGCAAATGAATTTTCTAAAGGTCGCTGCTTCGGAGGCAAGCGAAACAATTGGCAAATCTTTGGTTGATGCTTTGATACTTGCCAGCGGTTCTACGGGCATGGAAGGCTTGGGCAAAAAGATAGATACATTGGCAGGCAAGATTTCTAAATTCATTGATGAAATTGGCATATTTATTGCCTATACAAAGATGGCTTTTGGTGGGGCCAGCATCAGGGATTTAGAAGCCTATGCCGCAGTTTTGCGCGGTATGAACGCACCCGCCATAAACATCCCATTAAAACCTGCGCAAGCGCGGGCGCAATTAGCAGCAGAAAAAAAGGCGTTAGAATTAGCAAAGAAAAATGCGGTGCTGACTAAAAAAACAAATACTGATGCCCTAGCACTTAAAAAAGCAGGTACAGCATTTGACCTTGCACAAATACAAATTCAAGCCGCATTAAAATACGGCATTGATAATGAAACCCGTTTGCGCTTGCTGCTGCAAAAAGCGTTGCTAGATGAGGATGTTGCCGCAGCTGCAAAACTGCAAGCCGCGTTAATCGCCAATGAAGCCAAGACCAAAGAGTTAGCAAACCTGTTGGCTACTTTGCCAAAGGCTGATGACCCATTTGCCGATTGGCCAGCCATCATTGCCAGAATAAATGGTTTGTTAAAAGATTTGAAAATACCCGGTAGCGCAACGGCATTACTAGCTGCGCAAGGATTAACCTACAATGCTGACACTGGCAAAGTAACTGACACTCCAACCGTAGGTAAGCCAATCAATTTTGCTGAAACTGCATCAACAAATGTTACAAGCACTAGCACCGCAGCCGCCGTAAATACTCCGCAAGCAGTAGAGGCCGCCGTTGCAGTTTGGAGCGCAGCCCTTGATGCAATAGCAGCAGGCGGGGATTCAGGCTTTGCAGGCGCAGCGCGCAGGGCTGGTTATGTGCCAGACCCACCAGTTGTGAATGTAACGGTCAATGCAGGCGTTGTAGGCAGCGAGCAAGTAATTGCCGATGCAGTGCAAACAGTTATTCAAAACCTTGGCCGATACGGCACATCATTACAATACGCAGGGGCCATAGCAATATGACCGCCCCAACCGTCCAAGCCTTTATTAACTTTTCAACAGGCCCATCATTTGCGCAAGCCATGATTTTAGATACAGGCATACTTGACACAAAC